TCCAAACAGTCCATACAAGTTCGGTAGAAAGACTGGAAAGAAAGGTGGATTGACTAAGGGCATTGATAAGTGGGTAAGGAGAAGAGGAATACAGTTCAGAGATAAGAAAGGAAGATTTTTAAGTTATGAGCAAACTTCTTTCATTATAACAAGAAGCGTTTACAGCACTGGAATAAAAGCAAGTATGTTTTTTACAAAGCCATTTGAAAGAGCATTCAAAAGACTTCCAGATGATCTTGTAAAAGCTTATTCAATAGGAATTGAAAAACAGATACAAATAAATTTAAAAGAGAAATAAATGTCAAAGATTAATGCAAGAAGTCCATATTACATAAATATAACAGCTACAAATTTACGTAGAGTAGATATGGAGTTATATGTATATACTGGAACGCAAACAACAGACAGAGATAATAAATTCACATTGACATCTTTTGCAATAAATGAAAATGTAACTTTTGAGATAGGAGAAATAGTAAGAGATTATCTTTTACAGACTTTTGATGGAGATTATGAAACTTTAAATGTTTGGGTAGATTATAGAACTAAACTAACTACAACAGTCTCACAGGTAGACTATGGAGAGTTTACTCAGTTAGTAGGTTTTGATGGATACGGATACTATGAAGATGAAGCAAATCCAGAGAATGATTCTGGACTTTTACAGAGCAACAATATTGTTGTTAAGCTTGATGATGCTCCAGCAACTATTCCAGTCGATACTTCAAAAGCAACACAAGTAACTTATCAAAAAGATGGAGAGCTTGTATATACTTTTGCAGTTTCAAGTAGCGTTTATAGTGATAGACAGATTAAGTATGTTACTAATGGTGTCAATGGTGCAGATGATTTTGAAAATAGAGTGATTCAAGATGGAGGAACTTTTGAGGACAGTTCATGTTTGCAAGAGTTTTCAGATGATTTTATTTTATTTGATTTTGATAGTATTTATATTGATACAGATGATGGAGTTATAAAGCTAACAGTTGATAATATCCAGGAGTGCAAATATCAACCGCACAAAATTACTTTTGTAAATAAGTTTGGAGCTCTTCAAGATATATGGTTTTTTAAGAGATCAAATGAAACTCTGACAACTAAAGATGAATCATTCAAAAGAAACATCATTGTCAATGGAGCTTATAATTCAAGTAGACATCAAGATAAAACTCTTACAAAAAATGGAAGTGAAAAGCTAACTTTAAACACTGGCTTTTATCCAGAGGAATACAATGAAGTTTTTAAACAGTTACAGCTTTCGGAAGATTGCTGGATTGAGATTGAAAATAAAACTCTTCCTATAAAAATAAGCGGTGGAAGTTTCTCTTATAAAACAGTTATCAATGATAAGTTAATTAATTATACAATTGACATTGAGTTTGCTTTTGATACTATAAACAATATACGTTAATGCAGATAATAGAGCTTTATATAAAAGGATACAAGAGGTTAAATGGTGCAGTAAATTCTACAGCAGTTAATAAACTTATTGATGGCACTGCTAAATTTACAGAAACTATTGAAGTAGGAGATTTAGTTACAAACCAAGAAACAAATAGCACAGCAACAGTAACAGCTATTGACAGTGATACTCAGCTAACTTTATCTATTGATTTGTTTACTGATCCACAAGTGCCTTATAGAATTACAAGTGATTATTTTAGAGCTGATTTATTTAAGGATGAGAGCATAAGTATTACGGATAGTTTGTTAAATGTAAGAGATATTAAAAAAGTCTTTACACCTTTTTCTAAACAGTTTAATCTTCCAGCATCTAAGCTAAACAACAAACTATTTAGGCACTATGAAAATACAGATATAGTAGATAGTTTTGATGCTAGATATAGGCACGATGCAATTATTAAACTAAATGGAATTGATTATAAAAAAGGAAAGATACAGTTTGGTAGCGTACAATTAAAAAACAATAAAGCGTATTCATATAAAGTAACATTTTTTAGTGATACAGTAGATTTAAAAGAAATCCTAGGGGATAGTAAACTGTCTAGTTTAAATTATGGGGATATAAGTGAGTTTATATACAGTCAAGCCAACATACTAGATATGGCTACTAAAGATGATGCTTACCTGGAAGCTAGTGGAGTTTTAAATAGTTCAGATATTAAAGTTCCTAATATTCATCATAGTAAAAACATGAGGTTTAGTAATAGTGGGTATAAAGATAATGCAACAAGTTCTAGTTTAGAGTGGACTGATCTTAAACCAGCTATAAGATTAAGAGCAATAATTCAAGCTATAAACAGAACATTCCCACAAATTAATATAACAGGGTTTTTAGACAGCATACAGATACAAGATATTTATTTATGGCTACATAGAAACGAGGGGTATATTACTAACTCTGTTGAGGGTGGTGGTGTGCAAGTAGTCAGTAATAGATGGAAAGCTGGTATAGATGATTATACTTTTACATCTTCTTTCCCATCAAGCTATGGAGATGTTAGAGGGGTTTATATTCAGTATCCACCAATTAAAAACAGATATGTTTTTTATGTAGATATTACAGTAACTGATCCTACAGTTAGCTATGATGTTACAATAAAGAGAACACTAACTGATGTACCTTTAGCTACATTTCAAGGCTTAACAGGAAACCAAAATATAAATACAGATTACTTCACTACACAGCAGTATGGTTTTGGAGAGATAGACATAACAGTAGAGATACAGTCAGAGAATACTCTATCTATGTCTCATACAGTAGCCTTAAGGTATGAAAACAGAGAAACAATATCAAATGCTTTCACACTTGAGTTTCAGTCAATATATAACGCTGTAAATTCTGATATTCAAAATACTTTTTATGTATCTAAACAAGTACCAGAAATGAAAGTAATGGACTTTTTAAGTGGTTTGTTTAAGATGTTTAATCTAGTAGTCTTTAAAGAGGATAACAATATATTTACTGCTTTAGCTTCTCAATATATGAATATTGGCAATGCTTATGATATTACTAAGTATGTGGATATGGAAAGTTCTACACTAGAAAGGCTGTTTCAGTATAAAGAAATGGACTTTAAATTTAAAAGTAAGAAGTCCTTTTTAGTACAATTTGCTGATGAGATAAATGGAGTACCTTTTGCAGAAGAAGATTACGGAAGTGAAGAGTGGGATGGTAAAGTATATAATCTAGAAGTACCTTTTGAGAAAATGATGTATGAAAGGTTGAGTAATGAAGACCCACCATTTGCTTTATCTGATATTGGACAGGGTGCTATGATAGACAAAAAATTTGATGCAACAATAGGAGAGCCTTTACTTTTATGTATGGATTATACAGATAGCAATGGAGATTATGCAATAACAGGAACAACAGCAGATACTTATTGGAGACCTACTCAACTAACTTCTAATAACTGGGGTAATGATGTAAATGGTTTAGCTTTAAATTTTGGAGAGGAGATTGATGAATGGCTACAAGTAAACCCTACTAATTATCAAAATTTATTTAGTGCTAATTACTTTGATTATGTAGACAGCGTTTTTGATAGACAAGCAAGGATGTTGAAAGTTAGTGCTTATCTTCCTTTAAGTATAATAACTAAGTACAAATTAAATGACAGATTTATAATAGCAAATAAATCTTATAGAATAAATAGTATAAAAACAAATCTATTGACTAATAAAACAGATTTAGAACTTTACAATAAAGAAGAGTTTGCAAGTCAGTTAGAAAATAATCAAGTAGCTTATTTAGGTAGAGTAGCACAATTGACAGAAGCAACAAAAGGAACAGATTTTATTACTGTTTCATGGAGTGCAGTTAGTGGAGCTGCTGGATATAATGTTTATTATAATGGTACTTTATTTAGTGCAGAGCCAAACACAACTATAGCACTTAAGGTAAGTGGTTTAGAAAGTAATACGTGGTACAATATAGAAGTAAGAGTTAAATATACTATTGATGGGAATGATGTATTCTCTTTTGATACAGGAATAACAGCAAAAACAGACTAATGATAAAATTAATTTTAGATAGTTTAAAATACGTAAACGGAGAAACAGAAAACATAAGAATAGCAAAGGGAAAGCATAAGCTTCCAACAACTTTAAAAGAGGGATTTAAAGCACTAAAACAAGAAATAAAATGGGAATAGAGAAAACAATAAATATAAATGTTAAATCTAGTAAAGCAGAAAAGGAGCTAAAAAAAACTAATAAAGCACTAGATAAAACTTCAAGAGCCGGGAACAGTGCAAGTACTGCTGCAACTAAAACTGGAGCTGCAATGGGTGGACTGGCAACTGCTTCTGGAACTGCTGCTGGAGGTTTAGCATCTGTTGGTGGTGCTATTGGTGGTGCTGCAATTGGATTTACTACTTTAAAAACTAAAATACAAGCTGCTATTGTAAGTCTTAAGACTATGCGAGTAGCTGTAATGGCTACAGGAATAGGTGCGTTATTAATTTTATTAACTTCATTAAAACAAGCGTTTACAAGTTCAGAAGAGGGTCAAAATAAATTTGCAAAATTAATGGGTGTTATCGGTGCTGTTACAGGTAACCTATTAGACATTTTAGCAGATTTAGGCGAGGGTTTAATATCAGTATTTGAAGACCCAAAACAAGCTATAATAGATTTTAAAGATTTAATAGTTGAAAATATCACTAATAGATTTAATGCAATATTAGATACAGTTGGTTTTTTAGGGAGTGCAATTAAAAGCGTATTTAAAGGAGATTTTGATGAAGCTTTGGAGTCAGCAAAAAAAGCTAGTAGCAGTTTTGTAGATAGCTTTACAGGGGTTAAAAATAGTATAGATAAAGCTAAAGAAGCCACAAAAGGTTTTTTAGAAGAACAAAAAAAAGAAATAGGTCAAGCAGCAGCAGTTGCAGATATGAGAGCAAAAGCTGATAAAATAGAACGTAAGTTAATTGTAGACCGCTCAAAGCTAGAAAGCGAAATAGCAAACTTAAGGCTAAAATCAAGACAGGAGGAAGAATTTAGTGCTGCAGAACGAAAACAAGCATTGTTAGATGCTCAAAAACTAGAAGAACAATTACTAGACAAAGAAACTGAATTTTTAGAATTAAGAAGAGATGCACAAATTTTAGAAAATACATTTAGCAGAAGTAATAAAGAAAATTTAACAAAAGAAGCTGAAGCTATTGCAGCAGTAAATAGACAACAAGCTGCTCGTGCAAATGCAGCAAGGCAAGTGCAAAGAGAAGTTAATACTATCTCAAAACAAATAGAAGCAGAAAACAAAAGGATAGCAAACGAACAAAAAGCTGCAAAAGACAAAGAAGTTGCAGAAGAAAAAACAAGACTTGATGCGATTCAAAAGATAAGAGATGACTTTGCTCTTAAACAAAAGGAGAAAGAAGCAGAATCAGAGGTTGAAAAAATTAACCTTGAAGAGCAAAAGAAACTTTCAGAGCTTGAAAAACTAGAAGCTTCGGAAGAGCAAAAACTCGAAGTATTAAAATATTATTCAACATTAAGAACAGAAGCAGAAGAGAAAGAAAATAAGAAAAAAGAAGAGATTGAGAAATTAAGAAAAAAACAAACTCTTGCAGATGCTCAAGGAACATTCAATAGTATAGCACAATTGGCTGGTAAAGATAGTAAAATTGGAAAAGCAATGGCAATTGCAAGTGCAACAATAAGTGGAGTTGAGGGTGTTCAGAACGCTTATTCAACCGCTCAAAAATCTCCAATAACAACATTTTTTCCAGCATATCCAGTAGTCCAGGCAGCACTCGCTGGAGCTGTAGCAGCAAAAAACATTGCAGCAATAAAAAGCGTTAGTGCTGGAGGTGGAGGATCAACAAGTGTTCCAGTTGCTTCTGGAGGTGGAGCTTCTCAACCACCATCTTTTAATGTAGTAGGTGCAACAGAAACAAGCCAGTTAGCAGAAGCAGTTGGAAGCCAAACTCAACAGCCAGTTCAAGCTTACGTTGTTTCAAATGATATCACAACCGCACAGAGCTTAGAAAATAACATTGTTGAGGGTGCAACTTTATAAACGCAAAAAAATAAATTAAAATTTATATATAGATATGAGAATTGTAGAACTTATACTGGATGAAGAACAAGAGATTGGAATTGAAGCCATTTCTGTTGTAGAGAATCCAGCAATTGAAGAGGACTTCATTGCACTTAAAAGCCAAGAGTTTAAACTTGCAGAAATAGACAAAGAAAAGCGTATCTTGATGGGTGCTCTTTTAATTCCTAACAAGCCTATATACCGCAGAAACGGAGAAGATGAATACTATATATATTTCTCAAAAGATACTGTATTGAAAGCTTCGCAGATGTATCTCATGCAAGGAAAACAGAATAACTCAACGCTTGAGCATCAATATCAAATAAACGGACTTTCTTTAGTTGAGAGTTGGATTGTTGAAGATAAGGTGCATGATAAGAGCGTGAAGTATGGAATGGACTTACCTTTAGGAACTTGGGTTGGAAGCGTTAAAGTAAACAATGATAAAATCTGGGAGGAGTTTGTGAAGACTGGAAAAGTAAAAGGGTTTTCAATTGAGGGATACTTTGCAGATAAAATGGAAAGACCGAAAGATCAAACTCTTGGAGATTTCATGACTGATGAGCAAAAGAAAAAAGAACTTGCAGAGATTGAGGAAGCAGAAGCAGAATATTTATTGAAAGAGATAAAAGCTATTATCAAAAATGACAAGAGAACAAAATCTGGAAAGAAAACAATTCTTGAAAGTTATTCTGACTATCCAAGTGGAGTAAAAAATAATGCAAAGCGAGGTCTGGAGCTTAATGAGAAAGTAAATAATAAATGTGCAACTCAAGTTGGTAAAGTTAGAGCTCAACAGTTAGCTCAAGGTAAGCCAATAAGTGTACAAACAATCAAGCGTATGTATTCTTATCTCTCAAGAGCAGAGGAGTATTATGATGAGGGAAATACAAAAGCATGTGGAACAATCTCTTATCTTTTATGGGGTGGCAAAGCTGGTAAACGCTGGGCACTTAGCAAATTAAAAGAACTGGATTTGATTGATCTTGAAGCTCCTTGTCAAGCTGGATACAGACAATATGGAATGAAGATGAAGAACGGAAAATTAGTACCTAACTGTGTTCCAATAAAATGAGAAGATTTAAAAAATTTATAACTCCAGGAAAGTCATCTCCAAAAGGAAAGAGAAGAGCTTGTTTGTGCGAGGACAATACTTATTCAACTAAATGTTGTGATGGAAGCTTAAGAGCTCAAGGTATTGGAAGCATAACAAGATCAGCAGATTTTTTGCTTCAAGAAGATAGGAGTTTTATATTACAAGAAAATAATTCTAAAATAAAGTTATAATGGCAGACAAGAAAATAACTGAATTAAGTAACGCAACCGCTTTATTAGGTACAGAAATTTTAGTAGCTGTACAAAATGGCGAAACAAAACAAACAACAGTAAATAAAATAAAAAATACTTTAGTGCCTTATAATTTAACTGTTGAAGCTGGGCAAACAGTGAATTTAAGTTCTTCAATATTTGAACAAGCTATGTTGATTCGATTAACGTGGAGTGGTGCGAGTGGTAATATGACTTTAAATTTACCTAGTGCATCGGATAACACAAATAGAGCAATAAGGTTTATTTCAAATGGTGGGTTTGTAACTAACACAAGAGTTTATCTAACACCAATCGGTGGCGATACTTTAGATGGCTCAACAAATTACTATGAGATTAACAAAACCTATGAGGGTATAAAAATCTGGAGTGATGGCAGTGAGTGGTTTATCATCCAGAAAAAAGCTTAAAAATGCAAATTAATTTTTTAACACTTATATATTAATATGAACACAAATGATATGATCGAGAAAATCAAAGAAGTTCTTAACTTATCCACAGAGATTAAGTTGGAACAACAAACGTTGGAAAACGGTGCTGTTTTGGAAGCAGAATCTTTTGAAGCTGGCAAAGAAGTTTTCATTGTTACAGAAGACGAGAAAGTTGCTGTACCTATTGGAGAGTATGAGCTTGAAGATGGTAGAGTGCTTGTAGTAGCAGAAGAGGGTTTGATATCTGAAATCAAAGAAGCTGGTGCAGAAGAGGAAACTCCAGAAGCAACAGAAGAAGAGGTTGAAGAAGTTGAAGCAGCAGAAGAAGAAAAGGAAGAGATGGGATACGCTACTAAAGAGGAACTTGCAGAGGTAAAAGAAATGATTGAGGAAATCAAAGCAATGCTTGAGCCAAAGGAGGAAATGAGTTCAGAAGATTTAGGGAATCTTATTACAGAGGAACTTGCAAAGCATGAAAGAACTGAATTGAGCGAAGTTCCAGAAGATGTACAAGCTGAACTTAATGAGCCAGCAGCAGAGCCAATCAAAGCAAATCCAGAAAATAAAGCTTCTGTTAATTTTAACAGATTAGCTTCTAACAGACCAACAACAATTTTAGACCGAGTAATTAACAAAATAAATCAATAATAAATGGCAACAACAACATCAATTACAACAACTTACGCTGGTGAGTTTGCTGGTAAATACATAGCAGCAGCTTTATTGAGCGGAGAAACTCTTAACAATGGTGGGGTAGAAATCAAACCAAACGTTAAGTTTAAAGAAGTAATCAAAAAAGTATCAACTGATGCAATCTTAAAAGATGCAACTTGTGACTTCGATCCAACTTCAACTATTACACTAACAGAAAGAATCCTACAACCAGAGGAGTTTCAAGTAAACTTACAATTGTGCAAGAAAGATTTTCGTTCTGACTGGGAAGCAGTAGAGATGGGGTATTCAACATTTGATCAACTTCCTCCATCATTTTCAGATTTCTTAATCTCTCACGTTGCAGAGAAAGTAGCTCAAAAAACAGAACAAAACATCTGGGGTGGAGTAAATGCTAACGCTGGAGAGTTTGATGGGCTTACGGTATTAATGGGTGCTGATGCATCTGTAAACCTTGCTACAACAACAGAAACTGCTTTCACAGCAGCGAATGTCGCTGGAGAGATTGGAAAATTAGTAGATGCTATTCCTAACAGTGTTTTATACCAAGAAGATTTACACATCTATGTTCCTAACAATGTTTACCAACTTTACTTACGTCACTTAGGTGGTTTTGCTGCTGCTGGAGTAGGTGCTAATGGTTATGACAATAAAGGAAACAACCAAGCATTAAGCAACTTGCTTTATGATGGGATCAAAATCTTTAGAGCTCCTGGAATGCCAGCAGATCATATGGTTGCTGCACAGAAGTCAAACTTATTCTTTGGTACTGGCTTATTGTCAGATTCTCAAGAAGTTAAGGTTATTGACATGAGCGATGTAGATGGAAGTCAAAACGTAAGAGTAGTAATGAGAGCAACTGCTGGAGTTCAGTATGGTATCGGTGGAGACATCGCTCTTTATACACTTGCATAATTAAATTAATAACTAACGTAGAAAGGGGTGGGGAATATCCCTACCCTTTTTTATTATAAAAAACTAAAAATATGGCATGTGCAGTAACAAGCGGTCGCTCATTACCTTGTAAGAATAGCGTTGGAGGTCTTAAGACTATTTACATTCTTGACTTTGACCCAACGATTGCTGCTCTTTCTGATTTATCTGGAACAATTGATTTAACAACTGGAGGAGACTTCTTTAAGTTTGATATCAAAGGTAACAGTTCTTTGGAAACAGCAGTAAACAGTTCACGAGAGAATGGAACGACTTTTTATGAAACAACTTTAAATATTACTTTTACTTTCCTTGATGTAGCAACGCAAGAGCAAATCAAACTTTTGAATGCTGGTAGAGCTCATTACGTAGTAGAAGATTACAATGGAAATCAACTGTTAATCGGACATAAGAACGGTGCAGAAATTACTGGTGGCACAATCGTAAGCGGTGCAGCAATGGGTGACCTTTCTGGGTTTACTTTAGTTGCAACAGCTCAAGAAGTAGCTCCACCATACTTTGTAAGCAACTTGCAAGAGGATGGTTTACAGATAGATCCAGACCAATAATTTAGAGTAAATTAAAGGGTATATTTAAGGGGTTATCTTAATTGGTAACCCTTTTTTTATGCTTTTTAATCATTTGATTTAAGGGCAATTTTAAGCGTTTTACGAGTTGTTATGCTCTCTGTAATATAGGTCTATTAAAAAACCGAGTTCTTTGAACTGACAAAAAACCCTTCTTACAAAATTATGTAAAATACTTATTACATAAATTCCAGAAATATAAGTGTTTTTGCAATTATCATGCAAAATATTTCTTTTTTGTTTATATATTAATATGAAGTTAATTGGAACAAGCGGAAGTAAATCTTTTAAGATAATTCCAAGAGAATACATTACTGGTAGCATCACTGTTAATTTAAAAAGTGAGAGCACTGGATCAAATATAAGCATAACTCCAACAGCTTCAACAGACAGAAATTACTCAACTTTTACAGCAGATTTTGGAACGCTTACGGAGGGAGATTTCTATACGTTGGAAGTAAAGAATGGAAGCTCTGTAATTTATAAAGACAGAGTATTTTGCACAGACCAAACAATTAATCAATCCAACAACGATTATTACTCTGTTAATAGTGGAGAGTATGTCCAGGAGGATAGTTATGACAACGATTACATAATATTATGAATGATTTAAGAGTAGTAAATCTAAGCACATATACCAGTCCAGAGATTGTGGAGAAATCCAACAAAGAGTGGGTTGCTTATGGCAACGACAATAATTATTTCCAGTATCTTATTGATAGATATAATGGAAGTCCAACAAACAATGCTATTATCAACGGAGTATCGGAGATGATATATGGAAAAGGATTGGATGCTTTAGATTCAAACAGAAAGCCAGAGCAATACGCAAAGATGATTTCTTTGTTTCATAAGGATTGTGTAAGAAAGCTTTGTTACGATTTGAAGCTTATGGGACAATGCTCCATGCAAGTGATATACTCAAAGGACAGAAAGACTGTTGCAAGAGTAGAGCATATACCAGTGGAAAACTTAAGAGCAGAGAAGTGCAATGAGAAAGGAGAGGTTGAAGCGTATTACTATTCAGATAACTGGACTAAAGTAAAGAGAGCGGATGACTGCACAAGAATACCAGCTTTTGGTTATTCAAATGAATCAATCGAGATCGTATATGTAAAACCGTATCGAGCTGGATACAAATACTATTCAAGTCCAGATTATCAAGGTGGTCTTCAATACGCAGAGCTTGAGGAAGAGATAAGCAACTATCATCTCAATAACATCCTCAATGGTTTAGCACCAAGTATGCTAATTAATTTTAACAATGGTACACCTAACGCCGAAGAGCGACAAATGTTAGAAAACCGTATTTACTCTAAATTTTCTGGCAGCTCCAACGCTGGTAAGTTTATCCTGGCTTTTAACGATAATCCAGAGAGTGCAGCAACTATTGAGCCAATCCAGTTAAGTGATGCTCACAATCAGTATCAGTTTCTTTCGGATGAAAGCGGAAAAAAAATAATGGTAGCACACAGAGTAGTTTCTCCAATGCTTCTGGGAATTAAAGACAGCTCTGGACTTGGAAATAATGCAGATGAACTCAAGACTGCCAGTACTCTAATGGATAACACTGTTATTAGACCATTTCAGACACTTTTGATTGATGCGTTTGACCAGATATTAGCTTACAACAATATAGCTCTTAAATTATACTTTAAAACGCTTCAACCACTTGAGTTTACTGATTTAGAGAACGTAGTTGATAAGGAAACAAGAGAAGAGGAAACTGGGGTTAAATTAAGCAAAGAGCTTCCAGATGAAATGGGGAGTGATATTGCAGATGCTTTGATTGAGCTCGGAGAAGATGAAGAGGAGCTCTTAAAGGACTTTGATGTTATTGATGAGCGAGAGGTAAGTTATGAGCATGAAGAGGAGCTTGATGAAGTTA